VAGACAAAAAGAAACACCAACGACTGTATATACGCTGTGGTCTGGAGATATGTTAACAACCAAATAAGTTTACTTCAGATAATCAGTCAAAGCATTTACTATGGAACAAGCCAAACTCTACCATATAGACACCAAGACCGAGTTCGTGGTCCGAACCCCTGAATTTACAAGTCCGGTAGAGTATCCGTTCACCTGGTTTACAAACAATAAGACAAAGCCACTATTCAAGATCTCTGTGATGGCTGACTGTAGCCTGGAAACGGCCAGAGTCGCAGCTTTGGAGTTCCTTATGGGAGAGAAAGTTCCTCCATCTCATGTGATCGATTACCTTTACGAATTTTGTAAGACTATGACTCAGGAATTAGATACCAACTGGGAGAGTTACGGACAGGTCATCGGTAAGAAGGGTGATACAGTTACTCCTATTAATCTCCTCCACGTCATGATATCTCAAGACACGCGCAAGTACACACCAAAAAATCCGCGCCTACTGACCGATGAGGTTGATATCTATTTGGTGGGTAACCTCCTTTGCTCATATAGGTATAACAAGACACATGAGAAAATGCAAACGGCTTACGGCACCAAAGTCGCTTCGATCCTCGCTCCATTTTCAACGCATGATACACAAAACATCCGAATCTCTACATTCTTGACTAACTCCAAATCACTTGTAGACCATCCAAACTTTGAGATAATGGCATCTGCTATTGATATGTTTTTAGAAAGATTCCCCTCGCATGGAATGGGAAAGCTGCGCTTTGGAACCATCGGATTAAGGTACCAAGGGTGCTCTGGTCTTGTGGACTTAACCTACCTTAAACAAATACTTAAAAAGTCCGGATTAGCAGACGCAATAAAATGGCTATTTGCAGGGTGCCTAGTGTCTGAAGTATTCCAGATGATGATCAATCATCAGGATGAAATTGATGTGAAACACTCTTACTTCCCATACATGATCGGATTCAAGATAAGCAACAAGAGTCCTTTCTCCGCCGGGAGTAACCCCTCAGTCCACACCCTTGTCCACCTGATCGGTTCCTTGCTTGGATCACCAAGGTCAATCAATGCGATCATGATTGAATATGGTGTCATAAGTGACATTGTGGTGAATGCAGCAATAGTTTTCTTTGCACACCGCAGCGATATCGGTGCTAAAGTTCGGTTTGGGGAGAAAGGTGTGATGGACGAGATTCACCGGGAAGAAGATATGGCCAGACAAAGAAAGAGATCTGCTACTGCAGGCGGACTGCCGGCCACACAACCTACCGACCCACGTGGTTGGCTAGCGGAATATCAAGATAGAGATTATAAATTCACACAGTCAGAGGTGGATGATCTAAACAAAGTGATTCAAGGTATACCACAGGTACGCGCCGGCACGGTGGGAGAGTGGGTGAAGTTGAACTTCATCTCAAACCTTCCGAAAGGGTTTGATGTAACTCGGGTGTGACAGCTCATGAAAAAAATACAGATAATCAAGATAAAATACAACTCCAAAGAGCCAACATCACCATCACACACCACAGCCAGGACTTGGAAAAGCACTAACAACAAAGATGAATCTGACTCAGGAGGATGAACGAAGGCTTGCACTACTACGTGAGAGAGCCGCTGCCTGGGATCATGCAAATGCCTTGGGTGAGTTTGAAAGCAATGCAGAATTGGATGTATACCATGAAGGTATTGCGTATCCCCCCTCGATCGACGAGATGGAGGTAGGTGAGGATAGACCCACTTTAGACAAGATCTTGGAATCCTCCATAGGCTCGGAATCCTTACCGAATCTAGAGGATGGACCACCAGATCAAGAGGCAGCCTACCATGAAGGTGAGATGTATTCGACGATGACAACCAGCTACATGGACCAGGGTAATGAGAGCATGGACCTAAGTGCAGGACCAACCTGCTCCACTCCTCAACCTATTACCGGGATCCATCATAAAGAGACCATCAATGGTCGGGTTACCCAGATGGTTTACATCGGTGAAACCTCTGATATGGCACTCATCAATAGATTGCAAGATGAATTTGATGTTTTGTACAACATGTGTCCGAATCGGAACAGGCGGGGAGAGATCGTACACTTGATAGTGATGTGGAGCACCCCTCTTAAACCGAGCACTCGCTATTCGTTATCGCCAGCCCAACCCCCCGGCAAGAAGAGGAAGATTGTTCAACACTCATCAGACCCAGAGCCAGAGATAGTATTTGTCCCGGAACCCACCTCATCAGAACAGTCATTACCTGAGCGTCAGATAAAAGCGTATCTCCAGCGGGGGATAGAACTTAAGGGGAAGTCGGCGGAAGTTCCCAACTTCAAGATCACCAACGAGACATTGGGTTTCTCTGATGCGAACCTTAAGTTATTATACCCCGACACCTCTTTGTATCCGGACAACCCCGTGTTTATATTAGAAGATGTGTTCACATCCACCAGACAATTAAATAAGATCAAGGTAAATTACCAGTTGTATGAACCGGTACTCCCCTCTATATAGAGGAGCGACCCCATCCATGCACCGTGCTTTACCATGAAAAAAATGTCTCAACAACAAATCAAAGTTCCCTCCACAATGTGCCACAGAACCTCAGTTCTACCCTTAGTCCTTTCCTTTTTCCATCTATATTATTATGGACATGTTGCATCTGTGTCTATCCCGCTATCAATAAATATAACAGACAGGATATTGCCAGTACAATTGAACACTACAATCTTGATGGAGGGTGCAGAAGAGCTGAATATTACTCAGCAGTTAAATGTGCAGCACTTCCAAGAGGGCCGGCTCACACGGGAGGAAAATTTTGTCTGTAGTCACATGACAACAACAGATCTAGCCACTGATTTCTTCCAACTTTCAAAACTAGCCGGAGCTTATGATGCCGCGGGTAGCCAAGACCAAAGAGTGTACTCTCCCTCTTCCACCTCCACGTTGGCCCCAATATTTCCTGAAACCACACCTGCAACCCTCAGCCCTGATGGAGTGACGCTAAACATCAGGACCTCGGTGATGGATATTAACCCATTGACTCGCTTCACCAAAGCAGTTAAAGATCTTAGGGAAGACATTACACCAGGGTATGATCTGACCAACGGAAGGAAGTTTGGTCGGGAGTTTTTAAGAGCCCTTGAGGAGAATGGGGTACGAAGCAGGCACAAGAGGGATTCAACTACAGATATGCTGCAAATGACACTGGATGTGACTGAGTCTAGAGAAACATACGTTGAAATCAGGGACCAGTGTGCAAGCGTGCTAGGTGCTCTGATCAAGAGTATGGTTCCATCAGTATCGGAACATTGCTTATATCACTATCACATTAAGAATATAGTAAATTGTTTCACTAGTCATTACATCAGACTCCACAATGAGCCAGATTTCCCGTTGGTTATGGCATTATACTCTGAGTACCTATCACTCACAGTGAAGATACATTACATGGACGAGATTTTAGTCAGCACCCTAAGGGCATGAAAAAAACTAGCAACATCGATTACAAACATCACTGACAAATTCTCTGTGAAACCGCCATGAATAAGATGAACCAATTGGTCAGGTTTGTTAAAGACACCGTTGCGGTGAGAAAACCACAGAGTGAAGATCAATTATATCTCCCTATCCCCAGCACGATCGGAGGACATGAGGTGGACTCACCATTCGCCGAGCCGACCGCCCCGACACTAGGAATCATCCAATCCAAGTGCAAAAGGGCCGACTGGCTGATCAAGTCGCATCTCACGATCACAACTAATTATGAGATAAAAGAGTGGGAGACCTGGGACAGAGCAATTAGTGATATTCTGGATCTGTATGATGGCAATCCAGTATTCAAGCCTATTTTATTGTTCGTGTATTATGTATTAGCCTACAACGCCCGGAAAATTCCTGGCCCATTCAACGGGGTAAGGTATGGGGCATATTTTGACGAACTAACTACTGTATGGCATGCCATCCCGGAACTAATGAACCAGGAAACTGATTATTCATACAATCATCGGGTAATCCATAGAAAGATCCAGTATGTCATCTCATTTAAGATTCAGATGTCATCTACTAAGCGGCGAACTTCACCTATCGAGTCCTTCATTGAGGTTACATCTGAAGGACTTAAACACACTCCACAGTTTACCACCATTCTAGATCGTGCACGGTTTGTCTATTCGTTGACAGGAGGGCGTTATGTTATCCATCCTTTCTAAAACTAACCTACGCAGCAACAACAGATTATTCCATCTGCATGAAAAAAAACTCCTTCTGCTGAAATGGTACATTACGAGACTCATATTCTATTCATCCATCTCTGGATGTTGGCACTGATATTTATCACCACCTCAGTATGGTTGGCCGCCAGCCAAAAAACTTTTACCCCGGATTTGGTGTTCCCTGAAATGAATCGTAATAGCTCTTGGAGTGTGGCAAACTATGGAGAGATATTATGCCCAACATCCTTTCAGTCATACGACCCCAAGAAGCACCAGATCCTGACACGTGTCCTAGTTGAGAGACCAAGCCTAAACACTGACACAAAGGTGGAGGGCTACACATGCCATAAGGTGAAGTATGAGACCATCTGTGATATGCCATGGTATTTCTCCCCAACCATTTCACACTCCATCTCTCCGCTTAGGGTAAAAGAGTCTGAGTGTAAAGATGCTATAGCAGAGCACCAATTGGGCACCCATGTCTCGCTGAGCTTTCCCCCTGAGGACTGTTCTTGGAACTCAGTGAACACGAAGGCGTACGAGGATATTATAGTTAAAGACCATCCTGTAATGTTGGATCCATACACTAATAATTATGTTGACGCAATATTTCCAGGTGGTATTTCAAGCCCAGGGATGGGGGGGACCATTCATGACGATATGATGTGGGTATCCAAAGATCTGGCAGTGAGCCCAGAATGCTCTGGGTGGCAACAAAGTATGGGGCTTATTTATTCATCTCGGCTGTATGGAGAGCGGGAGCCGATGCTGGAAGTCGGCTCCATCCACATCGAGGGCCACAGGGACAAGAACCTCACTTTAGCCTGCCGGATTTCCTTCTGTGGTGAGATAGGGGTGAGGTTTCACGATGGGGAGTGGATGAAGGTATCTGTAAATCTTGACCATCCTAACTCTGTGACATTCCAAGTAACTGATTTCCCTCCGTGTCCTCCCGGTACCACTATCCAAACTGCCGTTGTGGAAAATATAAACCCAGAGATTCAAGAGCTCACTGTCAACATGATGTACAGATTGAAGTGTCAAGAGACCATCTCAAAAATGGTATCTGGGCTTCCGACCTCTGCCCTTGATCTCTCCTATTTGATTCAAGTGCAGGAGGGACCTGGTATTGTTTATAAGAGAGAGAAGGGTGTCTTGTACCAAAGTGTCGGAATGTACCAATACATAGACACAGTAACACTGAACACGGAGGAGAACCAACTGGGTGAAAACGCGAGGGGGCAAAAGGTCTTTTGGACCGAATGGAGCGATTCACCGACACGCCCCGACCTCCAGGAAGGGATCAATGGGATTGTTAAATATGAGGGGCAGATAAGAGTGCCTTTAGGAATGTCCCTGAGATTAGAGGCTGCAACAGAATTAATGTGGGGACACCCTGTCCACACCGTGTCTCACCCTATACTTCATGTTATCAGTAATCACACAGAACAGTCTGTAACAACTTGGAACAGGGGTGTTAATTCCACAAACCTGATAGGCCTGGCAACTCGATCAATATCAGGTTTCTACAATGATTTGAAGTTGTATTTGATCTTGGCACTGATAGTCGTTTCAATTGTCGCACTGGTTGTCTTAGATGTGATTCCCTTTAAGTATATTTTATTTATACTATGCCCACCTCTGCTGTTGTGTAGGTTCATAAAGTGTTCACGAAGGAGGCCTGAAACTGGGGACAGGTATCACGTAGAATATAACCGACCTGGACAAGTGTCCAGCGCGTTCTAAGGTGGTTAACATGGCCATGAAAAAAACAACACCCGTTAAGCTGTGACAACTCCAGGTCATCTTGCAATTATCATGGATTTTGAAATAGAAGATCCATATGATCCGTTCTCTATGGACACATATTTGGACCCACAAGACCCATCCTTCGGGGATCTTGAGTCAATGAGGCATTTAAGTAATGTTGACTACTCTCTGAATTCTCCGATGATTGCAGACGAGTTGGAGGCGTTCATTCGTTGGTTGCAATGCGGATGCACTGACCCCCGATGGAACGAGGATCGATGGGTCCGGACAAAACAAGGACTGTTCTCTGGGCAATCTCCTACAACAATAGAAGGTGCAGCTACTTTCACCGGATGGTTTGGCAACTTCAATCTAAAACGCAGGTACTATATTGTGAGACAGTTTAAGATGATACTTGAAAAAGCACAGGCAGACTCAGAAGAGACCAAACCTGTCGTGGATGCATTCCTACGGGGATGGATCAATCACAAAGGAGTCACCCTGACATCTAAGATCACCTTGCCAGAGGAAGAGTTGAAATGGGGATATTATTTTTGGGAATTGCACATAGTGACTCTCCACCTAAATTGTACAACCGACCAAGAGAGGACCCACTTGATCAAAAGCTTCAAATCCAAGTCTCGTGGGTTGCCAGATGTGTTCGATTTCACATTGTACACGAGAAACTTCGGGCCCTTGAGTATAGCAGGGGGGTATGTTTACATATTTGATCACAACAGGATGCTGGACCGCAATGCAATTCTGATGATGAAGGATACCTACGTTGCTCGGTTCAACTCATTCCTTGCACTAAGCAATAGGGCAGACTGTGTCTTCCCTGAAGACGCCCATTACCGACTACAAATGCTATATGAGCTAGGGGACATGGTCTTGGATGAGGGCGGCACATCTGGATACAATGGTCTGAAGCTGCTGGAGGCTATGTGCAGTAGCAGGATTACAGACTTGGCACAGTCTAAGAAGCCTCTAATACCTGACTTTCCTGACTTCCGTTCCCATGTTAGAGCCAAGGTAAGAGAAGAGTCTGCGAACACACCATCGATTGGTAAAATGTATGAGCTGATTGAAGGAACAACCAGCTATGACACTCTTCTCACATTCTATGGGTCCTTTCGTCACTGGGGACACCCTTATATAAATTACTTAGCCGGTTTAGAGAAATTGTACATCCAGACGACGGTGGAGAAAGAGATTGACCAGGAGTACGTAGAGAAATTGGCCAGTGATCTCGCGTTCCTTGTTATCCAGGATAGGTTTCGTAAAACAAAGAAATGGCCCGTTGATCCTCTTCTAATAGATAAGGACCATCCTCTGGTAGAGTATATCCGGACATCATCATGGCCCAACAACTCCATCATTAAAAATTTTGGGGATGGATGGCACACATTACCTTTGACTAAATGTTATGACATCCCTGACGTGATTGATCCATCACTCTTGTATTCAGACAAGAGTCATTCTATGACGAGATCGGAAGTCAGGGGATGGATGACATCACACCCTGGGAAACCGATCCCCTCCCGGAAAGTGCTGTCAACTCTCTTAAACTCCCCATCGACGAACTGGCCCGTGTTCTTACAACAGGTGAACGATTCAGGCATACCCATTGAACAGCTTATTATAGGATTGATGCAAAAGAAAGAGGAACAGAAAATAGACGGGAGGTTCTTCTCTTTAATGTCTTGGGACATCCGCGACTATTTTGTCATGACAGAATACCTCATTAAGACCCACTTTGTCCCTTTATTCAAAGGGCTGACCATGGCAGATGACCTCACAACAGTGATTGGTAAGATATTGGAGAACTCCCGGGGTCAAGGAGAAGCAGACTATGAGAACTTGACTATCACTGATCACATTGACTATGAAAAATGGAACAACCATCAGAGAGGGGAAGCAAATAATCCAATTTTTTTGGTCATGGGGAAGTTTTTAGGTTACCCGCATCTCATAGAACGGACCCATGAGATATTTGAGAAATCATGGATCTATTATCTAAATAGGGCTGACCTGATGGACTTCGATGGAGAGGGCAATCTGATGAATAGAACCGAACTCCGGGTCTGCTGGAATGGGCAGAAGGGTGGACTGGAGGGGCTGAGACAAAAGGGATGGAGCATTTGCAACTTGCTAGTATTAAGGAGGGAGAGCCTAGCTACCAACACAGTGGTTAAAACGCTCGCACAAGGAGATAATCAGGTATTGAGTTCTAGATATAGGATACGCACATCACGAGATCAGAATCAGTTGCAGTCGAACATTGAGGATATCTGTAGAAATAATCGAAGCTTAATGGAGAGAATTAGGATAGGGACAGGGAAACTAGGACTCATTATAAATCATGATGAGACCATCAAAAGCACCGAGTACATGAATTACGGGAAGACTTGTGTCATCCATGGTAATATTAGAAACCTTGAGACAAAGAGATGGTCTAGAGTAACCTGTGTAACTAATGATCAGTTACCTACCCTATCAAATGTCATGGCCACGATTGGAAGCAATGCCCTAACAGTCTCCCACTACTCTGACTCCCCGATCAATTCGATGTATCATTATAATTTTATGGGTAATTTTGTGAGGATCATGAATGAGATACACAACCCAGCATTGCGTGGACCAGTGTCCTCTATAGAAGGGGTAACCGGACAATCATTCAGCCGACTGTCTTACTTATTGGCGGTCTTGTACTTAGACCCCTCTATGGGAGGTGCCTGTGGTATGTCTTTAACCAGGTTCCTGATTAGGATGTTCCCGGACCCGATAACAGAAAGTCTTACTTTCTTGAGGATCGTAGCGATGAATGTTCACTCTGATGAGGTCCGACAGACATTTATCCAGTTTGGTAATCCTAAACTGAAGACATTCTCACCGGAAGACTTATCTAAGCTTTTAGAAGATCCTCTCTCTATCAACGTACCGAAAGGTTTGAGTGCCATTAATCTGATAAAGGATGCTATAAAACTGTCGCTACACAGATCAGTTGACGAAATTGCCAATGAAATCATTGCAGAAGCTGTGATCCACCAAAAAGATCATGAAGAAGGGTTCCTCATGCATCTGACACAGATCAGTCCCTTGTTCCCGAGATTTTTGAGTGAATATAAAGCTGGAACTTATTTGGGCATAGCCGAGGGTCTAATCGGATTATTTCAAAACTCTAAAACCATCAGGAACCAATTTAGGAGGAACCTCGATATTGGATATGACAGTATTGTGATTAAGTCTGAGATTGCAACGATCAGGGACTTGACTGGGTACCGATTAGAGGATGCTGAAAGAGTGGAGATGTGGCCATGTTCATCCACGCAAGCAGATTACTTGAGGAGAGTGTCATGGCAGCAAGTGGTTTATGGGGCGACTATACCTCACCCTGCCGAGTTATTCGGACTTCCTCTAAGGGCCGCCCCGACTTGCCCAAATTGCACTACAACTTTCCCGATGAACCTGTACATCTCTGTATTGATTCCACTTGGGTTCAAGGGCTTGAAAGATACCCGAGGAACATGTGTGGCATATTTGGGATCTAGTACGACAGAATCCACAGGTATCGTTAATCCATGGGAGAAGGAGGCGGTTGTGCCAGTGATCAAAAGGGCAGCATCGCTGAGAAATGGAATAGGATGGTTCATTGAACCTGGATCAAACCTGGCACAGAGTATTTTAAACAACTTGCAATCTTTGACAGGCGAGTCCTGGAGCCAAAACTCCGGTGGGGTGAGACGAACTGGATCTGCATTGCATCGCTTCAGTTGTTCTCGGCAGAGTAGTGGTGGTTACACAGCTCAGAACCCGTCGAAGTTGACAAGGATGATTGCCACGACCAATTATCTTGCTGATCTGGGAGATGAGAACTATGATTTCATGTACCAGAGCTGCTTGCTCAACGCTTTAATATCAGTGGGGGAGATCCACCCTGTAGATGGGTCTCAAGGTTATTATCATCAACACGTCAATTGTGCGTCCTGCCTCAGACCTATTAAGGAGGTGACACTGGAAAGCCCTGCACCTTATTCCCATACCATAACATCCAATCTTCTGGACAAATGGAAGCCAGATGGCTCGAAGTGGTCAGTCTCCCGACCCTCTATTCCATTGAGATCAGGGGAGTGGGAATGTGTGTCTCATGATCGTCAATCCTATCATGTTGGCTTCATACAAGGGTTCATTTATGGAGATTCTGTATGGGGAATCCGATCTATGGCTGATGATCCCGCATTATTCCCATTGAGTTTCCGGAATAAGGTTAACCCTCGAGCCTACCTACTGGGAATCTTGCACGGACTACTTCGCAGCTGCACGGTTTCGGTTGTCCATCAACGATGTTTTCGAAGCAGTAGAGCCGTGAAACAAACCACCCTCGGACTCTGTAGCATGACTGTGAGTAGGCTGGTTCAAAACGATGGATTTCTAAACATACTCCGGGATGAGCAGTTTACGGCAGTTTTCAGATCGATCCCACACAGGATACCTCCTTCTTATCCGATGGTGACCCAAGACATAGGGGACTTGGCATCAAACTACCTAAAGCGCCAGCTGATGACTGAAGGGCTGGCCTACTTCAGGTCTGTCAAATCGGGATCTGGAAATGAAGCATGGATTTTTGCTGATGCTAACCACCCTATGATCGTGAGCCTAATAACAGTTAGTGGGCTAATGACCAAAATTTTAGCAAAGGACATATGGCAGAAGAGAGACCTGGAAGAATTGAAGGAGCTTCGAAGCTTGAGCGTACAGGCGCGAGAACAGGATGACCCGCATACCGACATCACCGCCATGGAGTTACTCGCCGCTGAGTGGGTTGTTTGCTCTGATCAGGAGACCAGACACGCAGTAAAGTATAACACTCGAACAGAGTCCGTAACAGACAGAAGGCTGACAGTGACATGGGGTGATGAATACACTTCATCTGCTGATTTCGTAACAGTGGTGTTCTCTGTAGAAGAAATCCGTACTCCACCGGGTATGCTGATCCCCAGGATTCAAAACCCTTTAATATCTGGCCTAAGAACAGCACAAATTGCAACTGGCTCTCATTACAAACTAAGGAGTATTCTTTCAAAACTCCGCCTCAATGTAAGGGGCGCCCTAGTGGGAGGAGACGGGTCAGGGGGGCTGACTGCCTTAGTGTGTAGAATGTACCCCACTAGCAGAGTAATCTTTAACAGTATATGCGATTTCTCAGATGTACGCCTGAAGGGCACAACTCCTGCACCTCCGTCTGCCCTCTCTCACTCATTGAATGATTGTACCCAAGTTGTGAATTATTCCGATAGCTGGGCACATCCTAGCGATCTTACTGACACAAAGACATGGAAATACTTTGTGGACATAACTAAATCTAAATCCATACAAGTGGATCTGATAATACTGGATATGGAAGTAGTAGACGAGAGCTCAATATCCAAGATTGAAGACAACTTGATGAGGTATGGACCTCAACTGCTGACAAGAGATGGAGTGATCCTATTTAAAACGTACCTCACCAGGATATTCAAGGCCCAGGAGATGATATTGACCAAATGTGGACATGTCTTCTCTCAGGTCGAGCTATGGTACTCAGATCTATCTTCATCCCAAACATCAGAGGTTTACGTCTTGATGTCAGGGCAGACAAAACTCTCCCACCTTCAGGTGCGTAAGCCGGATCTGATGCAATTGAGGACAGATGTCTCATCCTTCCCTGTCTTTGCACCTCCGATAGTGGAATTCAAGCGGGCCAGAAAGGCCGCCGGGTTGGATTTGACAGTAGGGGTACCCCCTCTACTACTGCCAGAACCAGGCCCTGAAATGATTAACCTCTTATCATCATTAGGAGTTCGCCCTGATATATCATTTTCAATCACTAGATCATTTGGGGACAACATGTCAACAGAATTCCTACCTCTACACTTGTTTCTACTAGCGTTGAATGGGATATACGATGTCACAACCGGCTACAGGACCCCTCCTGGCCCTCCTTCCGACCAAGTGTGTATAAAGTTGGGCATCTGGATAGTGGGATATAGGATATGGTCAGGATATGTCCAAGATTCATACGCAAAAGCCTCATTCGGTCAAAAACTCATTGATAACTTTGTTCCGTTCAACTTTTGGAACAAACAGATTGGACGATCTTGGTTCCCGCATTGGTCACTTATTAAACCACAGACATATACGAAAAATATACAATTGGATTCTGAGATGGCCCATATTGGTTCAGTGATACGTATCCTGCATCGAAATTTCCCCAAAGCCAGAAGAAACCCTCCCGGTGATTTGGTCGATAACAACTGTTCTCGAATCAACAAGGGGATATCCTGTCTCAACAAGGACATGAAAACGGGGATATTACGGTGGATGGGGGATGGGCGAGACCTGTCTGGAGTTAATGTCACCACCCGGATCTCAAACCTCTATGTCACCCAAGATGATCAAACCGCTAGCTTCAGAAATTAATGGACTCCTCGTCCCTTTTGCATCTCATGAAAAAAACAGTTCTGGAAGCACTATCCATGCAATCGATTCCGCAGGCATCACTGAATAACAGATTCCGCGTACAAAATTGAATCAGTTAGATCCGTTACACACATTAAATACCGTATGTCCAGCGAAAGCCGAGGATGCTTCTACTAACCGATTGGGATATGGTAATGGGCTTTGTTTTTGTCCCCC